CCAATCCTGGCCCAGATCAAAGTGATGCATCTTCAGTCAATATGTCTGTTGGTGGCATTAACCGCAGAAAGTCACCCGAGGCTAAGACGACTGGTATTGAAACGCGGGGTAATGGTGCGGCTACTAAAGGCCGAATAGCTAGAGGCCCGATGGCATGAACTACGCAGAACTCGTTAGCGCTATTCAAGCGTATACCGAGAACACGGAGACAAACTTCGTGGCGGAGATTCCTGTCTTTGTCAGGCAGGCGGAGCAGCGTATTTACAACGTGGCACAGCCTTCGTTTTTGCGAGAGAACGTAACGGGTGTATTAACCACTGGTAATAAGTTTTTGCAGTGTCCTACGGACTTTTTGTCTGCTTACAGCCTTGCCATATTTCCAAACAACTCAACAACTGCCACGGGCACATCTGGACTTAAAACCATTGTGGTAGCGAGTGCCACTGGGATCGCGCCGGGTCAGCAGGTAACGGGCACAGGTATTGGTGTCAACGCACTGGTCAGAGGCATTGCGGGAACGACTGTCACACTGACGGTTGCCAACAGCGGTACAGTGTCAGGTACGGTCATCTTCCAAGGTGACAATCTGTACCTGTTAAACAAGGACGTTAATTTTATCCGTGAAGCGTATCCTTTGACGGCCCAGCTTGGTGAGCCTAAACACTACGCCATCTTTGGCCCGCGCTCCGACAACGAGCGAGAGCTTACTTTTATCCTTGGCCCAACACCAAATGCGGGCTACACCGCAGAATTGCATTATTACTATTATCCAGAGTCTATTGTGACCGCCAGTACGACTTGGCTGGGCGATAATTTTGATTCTGTGCTTTTATATGGATCTTTAATTGAGGCTTATACCTACATGAAGGGTGAGCCGGATATGCTTAAATTGTATCAAGAACGGTACGTTCAGGCTATTGCTCTGTATAAAAACCTCTCCGATGGCAAACAACGCGGTGATGCTTATCGTGATGGTCAAGTTAGGGTTGCAGTCTCATGATCTTACAGACCCAGACCACCAGCTTTAAGTTAGAGTTGTATACAGGTGTTCACAACCTGTCTTCAAATACCTTAAAGGTTGCTTTGTATACAGCCAGCGTCAATCTTGATGAGAGCACAACTGAGTACAACTCGACCAACGAGGTCAGTGGTGGTGGGTACACGCCGGGCGGCGTGGCCTTATCCGGGGTCACAATCAGCTCTGATGGGTACACAGCCTTTGTTAATTTCAGCGATGCCGTCTTTAATGCTTCAGTGACCGCCCGGTGCGCTTTAATCTATAACGTAACGCAGGGTAATAAATCTATTGCAGTCCTAGATTTTGGTTCTGATAAAACCTCAAGTAACTTTACAATCGTGATGCCAGCAACATCGGCATCTTCTGCTTTAATCCGTAGTTCCAATTAAGGAGTCATTATGACCATTGAAAAAACCAAAGCCACTGACACTGTTTCTAGTGGTCTGACTTGTAACACCAAGGCCAGTGAGGACGCACAAGCGACCGGCGTATTTGAAATCAAGTGCCACGACAAAGACGGTAATTTGAAGTGGGAAGCGCAGTCTAAAAACTTAGTAGTCAATGTGGGTCTAGCTTACATGGCCGGTACTGCTTTGACTTCAACAGCACAAATTACTACTTGGTATCTTGGTCTGTACGGTGCCGCGTCTTCTAATACACCTGCGGCAGCGGATACGATGACTTCACACGCTGGTTGGACAGAGGTTGTGGCTTACAGCAATGCAACCCGTGTGTCTGTTACGTTTGTAGCTGCAACGACAGCCAACCCTTCTGTAGTGACTAACACAGCTTCTCCAGCGGTGTTTAACATCAACGGCACAACGACTGTGGGCGGGGCGTTCCTGACCAGCGGTAGTGCTAAGAGCGGTACAGCAGGCACGTTGTTCTCTGCGGCTGACTTTGGCTCACCCGGTGACCGTGCTGTGGTGAACAGCGATACTTTGTCTGTGACTTACACATTTAGCTTGGCGGCTTAATATGGCTGGGTGGGGTGACGGCTTATGGGGCGAACAAGGGTGGGGTGGTTTTACCGCCTTCACTAGCTCCGTAGACGAAACCTCTACCGGCACAGACGCAATTACATCGGCAGTTAATGTTGGGGCTTCCGTCAGTGAAACGGGTATAGGTACAGATGAAATTGCGGCAGGCAAAGTATTTACCTCAGACATAACGGAAACGTCAACGGGTACAGATGCTGTAGAAGGAGCGCCTTTATACCCTGCTTCGGTAGTAGAGACTACTACAGGTTCAGATGCGGTAGTTTCTGTTATTTCTGTAGGCGCGGCGATTACTGAGACTGCTACGGGTACAGATGCAACAGTAGGCGGGGAAGTTTATTTGGCAACAATTGCTGGAACGGCTTGGGGACAAAACGGTTGGGGTAGTAATTCGTGGGGTGGAGAAGGTGAGTTAGCGGTTGCCACAGATGCGGTAACTTCAACGTTAACAATTAGCGTATCTGTGACGGAAACGGCAACGGGAACAGACGATGTTTTAGCAGGATCAGCGTTTGGGGCGGCAGTTACTGAGACAGGTACGGGTAGCGATGCAATAACGGCATTACCAACGTACTTCCCGACCATAGCGGAAACGGCAACTGGAACGGATGCGGTATCGAGTGTACCGGTGTACGCGGCTACAGTTGCAGAGACTGCAACAGGTACGGATGCTGTAGATTCTAGTTTTGTGTTGTTTGGGGATGTACAAGAAACAGCGACGGGAACAGATGCAGTAGTAAGTAGTTTCTTGGTCAATGCGGCAGTTACTGAAAGCGCAACAGGATCAGATGCAATTACAGCAGCGGTAGGTTTTGCAACGGCAATAACGGAAAGCGCAACAAGCGCAGATACATTGGCGGCAGCGGCGGCGTTTATCGCCTCCATTAACGAGTTGGCAACTGGCACAGATTCAATAACAGCAAGACCGTTTTGGGAAATAATTGATGACACGCAGAACGCAAACTGGCAAAATATCGGTAACACGCAAACGGCAAGCTGGGTTGCTGTTGCAACAAACTAGGAGTTAAAAATGGCAAGTACATGGTCAGCACTTAAAATAGAATTGCTTGAAACAGGGGCAAACTCGGGTACGTGGGGTACGCTTACCAACGTTAATCTGGGTGATGCGGTCTTGGGAGAAGCTATTACAGGCTCCGCCACCGTAGATTTTCCATCAGATGCAGATGTAACAATTACATTAACAGACTCTGCAACCACTCAAGCAGCCAGAAACTTGCGTTTAAACATCACAGAAAGCTCTTCGGGTATTGGTTCTGTGCGTAATTTAATACTGGGTTCTGGTTGCCAAATTGAAAAGTTTTATCTTATCAATAACACTGGCACTGGGGCGAAGACGGTTAAGAACACTTCAGGTACGGGTATTTCTGTTCCTGCGGGCAAGGCAACGCTGGTTTTCAACAATGGTACAAACGTTGTTGACGCGGCTTCATACTTCACTTCTTTAACTCTGGGTTCTGCGTTACCCGTAGCTTCTGGCGGTACAGGTTCAACGTCTACTACTTTTGTTAACTTAGCATCAAATGTAACAGGCACTTTACCCGCAAATAATGGTGGTACAGGCGTAGCAAACAATGTAGCAAGCACACTGGCTATTTCAGGATCTTTTGCAACTACGTTGACTGTTTCTGGAGTTACAGGCGTAACGCTTCCCACAACGGGAACATTGGCAACTTTGGCAGGTACAGAGACTTTAACCAACAAAACTATTGCTTACGGAAGTAACACACTAACTGATGTAGTAGGTGTCACAGCAACACAAACGCTTACCAACAAAACTCTAACAAGCCCTGTATTAACAACCCCTCAGTTGGGAACACCATCACAAGGTGTATTAAGTTCTTGTACTGTAGACGGTACTAACGCTGTTGGTTATAGAAATATACCGCAGTCTGGCACAGCTAAAACAACAAGTTACACCCTTGCCACAGGGGATATTGGTGAATTTATTGAAGTTGGCGCAAGCGGGTCAATTGTAGTTCCCGACGCTACTTTTGCTGCTGGCGACGCTGTTGTAATTTTTAACAACACTTCTGGCGCAATCACGTTGACCATGTCAATTACCACTGCGTATATTGGCGGTACTGATACGGAGGTAGCGACTATCTCTTTAGCAACACGCGGTCTTTGTAATGTGTTGTTTATTAGCGGCACAGTCTGTGTTGTAACAGGAAACGTATCGTGAGCGGAATAATGCTTGCTTCTGTTGGGAACAGCTATGGCTCCGCGCCAGTAAATACGGTAGCCCCTGCTGTCACAGGCACAGCATCGGTTGGTCAAACACTGACCACAACCAACGGTACATGGACTGGCGCTCCTGCGCCAACATTTACATACCAATGGCAACGAAACACAGTTGATATCAGTGGGGCTACATCTAGTACCTATGTTCTTGATTTTCCCGATGCGGGTAAAGCTGTTCGATGCGTAGTAACTGCAACAAATTCATTAGGCGCGGTCAGTGCAAATTCAAATAGCACCGCGTCAGTATCGTTGCCCACTATTGGTAGCGCGGCAGGGGGAGGTTTTTATGCAGGTTCAATTTCAACAACAGAAAATGGTGTAGCTACACACTATCTCATAGTTGGGCCAGTGTCTACTGCTGTATCTTTGCTGCAATGGAAAGATAGCGCCAATGCTAATGCGGGCGCTACAAGTTTTATTAACGGGCCACAAAACACAGCCGATTTAGTTGCAGATGGAAACGCAGCTGTTTATCCAGCGGCGCACTTTTGTAATAATTTAGTTACTGGCGGTCAAACAGACTGGTATATGCCAGCTAGAAATGAACTCATAACGTGTTATTACTTTTTAAAACCAACAACAGATACTAATACCACTTCACAAGGATCAAATTCATACGCAGTATCTCCTCAACCCTTAAGCACAAACTACAGTTCCGGTACTCCGGCACAAACTTCAGCGGCGGCTTTTCAAGCGGGTGGAGCACAAGCATTCACTACTGTTGAACCTTGGTGGTCTAGTACAAGAGAGTCTGATACTTCTGCGTGGCTATTTAGGTTTACTAACGGGTCGTATGATCCTAACTTTAAAAGTAACGCGCGATCAGTTCGAGCAATTAGACGAGTTCCTGTTTAAATTAAAGGAATAAAAATGTATATTTGTGTAACAGAAGTTGATGCAGCAACCAAAATACCCTGCACAGTTGAGCCGCAACGTACAGGCCCATCACTTCCTGATATTAAAGGTTGGTTTTACAAATGGTGTGACCAATCAACTTGGCCGGTTAGCACAGACTCTACAGGTACATACCTAAGAGCACCAAAATATTACGGTACTTGCGATGACGACGCAGACACAAGCATTGCTGGCGTGTTGCAAGTATTGGCTGAAGAAGAATACAACACATTAAAAGCCACTGAACATCAAGCCCGTAAACCTTTCCCAAGTTGGATTGGCAACGAGGAAGCAATGACATGGCAAGCCCCAACACCTTACCCTAACGATGGTAAAAACTACGACTGGGATGAGGCATCTTTATCTTGGGTTGAGTTTTAACCATGTGGGACTGGGCTGAAGCATTTATTGCAGCAGCCTGCCTTGTGGCCCTTGTCGTCTTTGGCACGTACATGATTGCATGGAGTTGGTCGTGATGTATGAAGTGGCTGTTGGTAATCTTTATGCTAGTGCC